TTTTTATACCAAATGTTGTTGATCGTTTGAATCCGCCAGAGATTGATTGTCCTTTGATGTGATGGTGTTCCAACTTGTAAATATTTTCATACTCTAAATCATAGTGTAATATGTCAACAACTTGTTGGCCAACATTGTTTGTTTCAATCAAAACAAAGGCCTCATTATATTTTGTTGCCAAAGAGTAAATGATGGTTGGAAAAAACAACAAAGGAAGTTTATTGTTTCTATATTTTGCAACTTGGCGATATGGTGTTTGAGTTACATCAACAACATTGATTGTAGAATAATCTTGTTCCACGCCTTCTGAACAATCAACTGTGGCAATATACAAATGTCCTTGTTTTGGTTGTTCATAAATGTCCAAACCTTCTTCGCTATATATTGGGTTTTTAAATGCCAACGAACGAAGCTTTGTGCCAGAAATAAGTGTAGCTGAAGAACCTATGAATTCAGTTTCAAATTCTTGTCTAAACTGTTCTTCAGAAGTGTTGCGAATTGTTTCTTCTTTCCATCTTTCGTCACGGCCCGGAACCATTGACCAATGAACTTCAATTGGTTTATACAATGATCGTTTTTCAATCGCATCCGTCCACATTTTGTAGAACATATTCAACCCATTTGGTGTTGAAACAATGATTACTTTTGTGGTTGATCCAGAAGAAATGACAGGATATGTTGATGTAAAAAACTCTTGTGCCATATTGTGTGGCACGAAGGCGAATTCATCTAAGAATACCAGATTATATGTGCCACCGCGAACACCGGCGGCAGAAGTTGCATATGCAAATATTTTAGAACCGTTTTCTAGTTCAATATTACCTTTGTTCCAAACCGAAATGCCTTGTTGCAACCACAAAGGCAAGTATTCATATGCGTACTTAATTCGATCCAAAATTTCACGAGCCAAAGAACCTTTGTTAGCAAGAATTGATATTTTATAATCTTGGTTGAATAGAACGCACCAAAGCATGTAGCCCGCCGCGGTTGTTGTTTTTCCAACCTGGCGAGGCATTTTACAAATTGAAAATCGATTATGATGAAAGTCATTGACCATTTCTTCTTGAAATGGCCACATCTCAAAAGGCACAAGGCCTTTGTCTACATTAACAATTTTAACATATGACTTAATAAAATATACAGGATCCTCAGAGCATTTGATTATCTCTTTAATTTGATCTTCTGTATATGATATTTCAACGCCTACTTTTTTTAGGCGATCATTACCAAGATAGCCATCGGACATTTTATCTCACAATACTGCGGAACATCCATGCATGTTTTTGGTGTTGATCCAAAATGTCTTGCAAGAAATTAGAAATAGCTGGTTCGCCGGCTTGATCGGCGGCTACAATGCCAGCGCGAAGATGAATAATCATTCGTTCATTATCATTTCTGAGATTTGCAAACATACTCAACGCGCTTGGTATGGTGTCATTTTCTTCAATGTCTGACAACTCCATCATACGGCTTAATGATGTTGGAGAGTATGCGCCTAACATACGAATTTTCTCAGATATCAAATCGGTATTGTTCCAAACTTGAGTGTACAACTCACCTAAAAATTCGTGATACTGTACGAAATCTGGACCTTCAACATTCCAATGGTAAGAATGCAATTTAAAATAAAAGGCAAAGTTTGTGCCTAGTATTGTTCTTAATTGTGCGATTAGTTTTTCCATGATTTTACTTGCTTTCCTTTAATTGTTTTATCAAATCTGCGGTCGAACCAACAAACACGGCCTTATCCACATTGATGTTGTTTTGTGTAATTTTTGGTTGCAAATCTTGTTTTCGTTTTTGAATCTCTAATAAATCTTTATTCATATCAGATAGATTTTTTAACATTCCAGCTACAACTTCAAATGCTCTTGGATGATCTGATTGCTTGGCAACAGCAATAATATGATTGGCTGCATCATTTCCTTTTTCAATCAAATCGCGTAAATTTTGCCTAGCAAACTCCGCATCATCATCAATTGGATTGCTTGGCGATGCCTCAACAGCCGGCAGTATTTCTATCGGCTCAATATTTAGAGCCTCAGACAATTTTTGATTTATATTTTTCATATTAAAGTGTATCAGGCCACTCAGTTATTGTTTCAGAGAAACCAAACTCATCATCTGGACCACTATTTTGAGGAACAGCTCTTGTGATTATTGATGCAGCTTTAAATGGTACCCAATCTACAGAATTTACTTTATATGTAGCATTTGTATAATCACCAACAACTACATCATTCGCTTGTAACAATCTATTTAGCTCGCCAACAATTAGAATATTATTGTTTGAATTACTAAAATAAATTACTCGGCCAGTCACATCTCTTTCTTGCACACGAATTGTTTCTGCCGTAATAAAATAGTTGTTGCCATTGGCATAATCTATCAAAACTTTTTGTGCGTTTCGGTCTTGATTATCAACATAAATGTTTGTTTTTACTTCACCATAAGTTGAACTAACATTGCTGTATGCACCAATTAGTCCTTTTTGATCTTTCTTAACAATTGGCCAAATAAATGCTTTTGCTGTAAACTCTAGATCCCAAATAATTAATCTTGTTGAACCATCGGCCATGCCGCCTTCATAATCCGTTGTGACATTCACAGAATTTAAAATAATTGGCATGTCATACTTTTGACTCATATCGTTAATAAAATTAACAGTCACAGTAAAGTCTGGTGTGAAAAATGGAAGTATTTGTTCTACAATTTGTGTGCCATCTTCCGTATTTCTAACAAAGATTGACATTGAAAAACTAAAATCATACGGCACAGGAGCGTATTGTGTTTTAAATCCATCAGTTTCGCTGTATGAAAAGTTTTTTAAAGTAGAAACTAATTTTCTAGACGCATCATAACTCATTCCCGTCAATTCAAAAGAAATTCTAGGAACAGTAACATTAATAGTTTTAGTTAGAGATGGATCAGAAGTTATCTGTGTTAAATATCTTTCTTTTGACCCATAAGAAAGAGGCACCTTAAAGATTTCTTTCTTAACAGTCCCATCTTTGGTGTATCTTTGTAATTGAATATCATTGAACAATGTGCCAAAAGCTACGACAACTTTTCGTATTGTTCGATTATAAAATTGTGCATTGCCTAACATTATGGATCACCAAATGGGTTAGTTTCAGAAAAATCAATAATGCTATCAGATTCAGTTTCAATTCTATTGTTGTCAATGATATCTTCAAATGCATTGTCCATAGTCGCGGTATCGCTAGCGGTAGAAATTGTCCAAGATGCGCCAGAAGTATTGCCTGTTATTGTGCCAGTTGTAAACGTGCCTTCAACGCGAATTATTTCTAAGAAAGTATTTGGTGTGAAAGATAAAACTCGAGCCTTGGCTGTTGCATATGAAACATTTGCGCCCTGATAAACAATTTCTTCATTAAGAAATTTGCCAGTGCCGCCGGCCGAAAGAGTTATCTTCGTTCTTGGATAGTAAGATTGTATTTGTTCATCTATTTCTTGTATGCCTGTTTCAATAACCTCACTTGAAAACACATATTGTTTCATTTTTATGCCATAGACATAGACATTACCACCTCGACCACGGCCTAATGTGTAGAACATAGCCTGATCATTTTCGTGTTCTACAAATGTGATTTCAAAAACTCCCTTAACTAAAGGAATATAAATTAAATCGCCCTCATTTGGTCGAATTAGTGGAACTGTTGCTGCAAATCTTCTGCGAGAAACCAACATTCTAACTTCATCTCGGATTTCTAATCCAAATTTTGAGATAAAATCTTGTTCGCCCTCCATACCCAAAACATTCTCCAAATACATTTCAATTGGATATGCAGAGGTATAAGTTTTGAGAGTATCTTCACCAAAAAGATAGTCAACTTGGTCGCGTGATGTTCTTGGAAGATAATAAACATCCATTCCATGAATCTTCATGGACTCTATGACCAAATCTTCAATGAGCAGTTGCTCAGATGTTATCTGACTTTGTGGAAAATTATTAAAGTAAACATTGGTCGCCATTTATCAACCCATATAAATTTCATTAGGCAGAACATTGTACACTTGCATTTCTTCTTCTATTTTATCGATTTCTTCTTTTGCTTCTTGCATAATTCTAGGACCGTCCAATGTAACGCCGCCTGGCAATTGTATGCCAGCAAATTTAGATAAGTTTGAGCCCCATTGATATTTTATTTTTGCCGTAGCATAAGCCTTTAAGAATCTATCGTTATAAACATCTGATATGCCAGGTTTGCTATATGTGACATTAGTTACATTTGAAGCAAGAGGACTATAAAGTTCTAATGATGTTGGACTAGAAATTGTTTTGATTTGTTTTTCTTCACTATTAATTGTAATAATATCATTTTCTAATAACTCTTGATCAAAAATTGTTGCAGTACCAGTAATTGTATTTGATGATGTGGTGCCGGTTACCGTTCCCGTCAAAATTGTTGTATCGGGAATAAGCTTGCGATAACACTCTACAATTACATATTCGCCAACATCCAAGTCTCTTGACCAATCTATGTCAAGAAACAATTTATTCATGTGGCGATTAAATCTAAACTGTGGTGTTCCAGAAAACAACAAATTCAATGTTCGAATGTGTTGCATAGTAATTTCATATGAAACATATGACACGGATGTAAAATCGTAGAGGTCATGCAATCTCAATTGATACCGCAAATCAAACATATTAACTGATGAATTTGAATCATCAAAAGGAAAAACACCAGTCACAAATGTTACGGCATCTGGACAATAGATCCATTTTCTTACAACATCGTCTGCTGTAATTTTATGCTTCATGTAAATTTTTTCTGTACCATCAAAATGATAATCATTAAAAAAAGAAAGTGCATCATCAATTCTATCGTCCACTTGGTCATCATCAACGTTAATGTCAATAACTGGCCATCCTAAACGGCGCAGACAATATTCTTTTAGTTGTTTTCGGTTTGTTACTTTAGCCATGTTTTATCCTAAAGCGATTGCAAATGCTAATGAATTTGGATCTTGCATAGCGAATGTTTGTACATTTGTTACGCGGCCATTTGCAGCAACAGTCACCACACCATAGTGTGTTGCATTTCCATATGTTCCAGATGAAACAGACACATTTGTAAAATCAGTATTTGCTTGAGCAAATGCGCCGTTAGCATAAACGCCTGCGCTATTTGCTGCTGTGAATGCAGCTGTTATGGAGTTGTTTTGAGTTAAATTGACACCCGATTCATTATTAGCGGTCGCATATGCAGCGTTTGCTTGATGGAAAGCATTATCGGCCTTGGTTTGAGCCGCTGTAATATTGGTGTTTTGTGTTAAATTAACGCCACTTTCGTTATTTGCTTTATCGAAAGCTGCATTGATATATGGCAATACACTTATGCCGCTAATGGTAACAAACGATGATTTTAGATTTGCATTTAATGTATCAATTGCAAAAGAAGGATCATTAACATTGACATTATTGTTGGCACCTATTTCTGGTGTGTAATTTTTAAATAAGTACCATTCTTTTGTTCCAACATCACGAATCAGACCAGTATGAGCATTAGCACCATCATTATAGTGACCAGCAAAGCCAATATCTAAAATATCTGAAGTATAGTTTCCTGCACCAAGAATAATAAGAGAGTCGTTTGCTACAAGTGTTCCAACAGA